GGTTGTAGCAGAGCTTAACTTTACAGCTACATACGAATCATCGCAGCGCACGAAAGAGCCCTGGAAAGTAGTGTTTACATCCACATCCTCCTAATCTGCTTTAGGGGTAGGGTTATTCCCTGCCCCAACTTTTTATTAAATAAAAAAAAGAAGGGATTTTTATGGATATAAATGTTAGGAAGTTTGAATTCGGGGACCTGCCGAAGCTCTCAAAGATACTGAAGAAGATGGAGATCAAGGACGGGCTGAAACAGTTGTTTTCCATGCCCGGCGTAAAGACAAACGATAAAAAAGAAGAAAAAGAACGGAAGGAAAAACTGGCCGAGGAAATGGGCGCTGATTTTGGTGCGACGGCTATTGTAAACTTATACATGGCCGAGGCCGAAATATACGAATTGCTTGCCGGCCTGACCAAATTGTCTGTCGATGAAGTTAAAAAAATGGAGATCGACGACATGATCAAGATGTTTACCGAATTCGGGAAAAGCGCAGGCAGCTTGGTAAGTTTTTTCAAGTTAGCGGTGAAATAGACGAAATCGAGATGTACGATTTGCTATTGAGCCGGTACCACAACATTGATTTTGTCATGCATATGGATCTGTATGAAGGTATGGATCTTTATAACAAGGCTAGGGAGAAGCGGCAGGAAGAACGACTGTATCATGCGTGGGTGTCGCTGTATCCACATTTTAGCAAGGATAATTTTATATCATGGGATGACTATAGGGACAGACAGAACCAGGTCCGGTTGCCTGTCAGCAAGAAACCCGCTGACGAATTGCTTGCGGAAGCAGCAGATATAAAGAGACAGATAGAAGGGAGGTAGTCAAAATCGAGATATTTAAGCTGTTCGGGAGCATCTTTATAAACGATAGTGATGCAATAAAAAGCCTAAACAATGTGGACAAAAAAGCTGGCGGCGTCGGTATGACGTTTGGTGAGATGATCGGTACGGCAGCTAAAGTAGGGGTGGCAATCGGAGCAGCTGCCGTAGCAGCTGGAGGCGCCTTATTTACTCTTGCAAAAAATACATCAGATGCTGCATCTGAAATAAATGATATGTCAGAGCGAACCGGACTTTCCACAGATCGGTTGCAAGAGCTCAAATATGCCACAAAACTGGTTGGAGTTGAATTTAGCTCAATAACTGGTGCTGTAAAAAATCTAACAAATAACATGGCTGATGCCGGAGAAGGCGGCAAAAAACAAGCAGAAGCATTTAAAGATCTACACGTAAAGGTAAAGGGCGTTGGCGGGCAACTTAGAGATATAGATGATATTTTCCCCGAAGTAATAAGCAAGCTTGCAGATATGCAAAATGAAACCAAAAGAAATGCACTTGCAGCTGATATTTTCGGTAAATCCGCGAATGAGTTGGTACCATTGCTGAATCAGGGATCAGAAGGAATAAAAAAATTCACCGATGAAGCGCATAAATATGGTACGGTTATGTCAAAGGATGCAATAGATGCGGGCGACAAGTTTGGAGACAGTCTTGACATATTGAAAATGTCATTTTCGGGAATAATATCTCAAATCGGATCTGAAGTTATTCCCGTATTTCAAAAAATGGCTGATACCTTAATCCGGAACATGCCTGAAATCAAAAAAACTATTGGCGATGTGATAGAGAAATATGTAAAGCCAGCATTTGAAGGATTATGGAAAGCAATTACTTTTGCCAAAAACGCATTGGATATTCTAATGCCCGTCATTGTTGGTGTAGGAGCTGCATTTTTAACTTTTAATATTATTACAAAAGGAGCTCTGATTATCGAAGCACTTACTAAGGCTTGGCGTGTAGCCGCTGCTGCGCTGGCTTTATATCGTGCCGGTGCATCTCTGGCAGCCATAGCGCAATTATTTTTAAATGGTACCATGTTGGCAAATCCAATTATGCTTGTTGTTGTTGCGATTGGTGCATTAATTGCAATAATATATCTGCTGTGGAAAAATTGGGATAGCATATCTGCTGCATTTGAAGGATCATGGAAATGGCTAAAAGAAACAGCAGTTAATATTTTCACCGGTATCAAAGATTTTTTTGTCGGCATATTTACGAAAATTTATGATACCGCTGTAAATGGAGTAAATAGTATTCTTAATTTTTTTAATAGTATTTTTAATTTTTTTGAAAGAGTAATTAATGTAATAAAATCAGCGTTTTCATGGCTGACAGGATGGAACAGTACACCAGTGCAGTCAAAAAATTTCACCAGCACAATAACAGAAAGACGCGCAAAAGGTGGACCCGTATCCATGGGTGATCCTTACCTTGTCGGTGAAAGAGGTCCTGAATTATTTGTTCCCGATAACTCAGGAGATGTCATTCCCAATAACAAACTTGGAGGAAATACTTATATACTCAATGTGCAAGCTGATAACCCGTCCGACATGCGGCAGGCCCAAAAATACGGCGAAGCTATTGTCAACTTCCTTCAAACAAAGGGGGTGAACCCGGCGTGAGAAGCTTTGAGATAAACGGTACTTCCGTACTGGTAGCTAAAAACTGGCACATATCCGACGTCATCAATTCCCGCTCTGTCTTCGATGCAACCATTGTGGACAAGTTAAGTCTTTCGGCGGTTGAAACGGGGCAGGAAATAAAAATCTACACCGACGAGCAGCTGAGTAATGCCCGCGATATCGGAGACGGGACTTTTTCAAGGACGTCGAATGCTACCATGCAGAATGGAACCAATGTGACGGCAAATACGACCCGCTACGAGACAGGTCGGTTCGGGCAGGCGGTCATGATAGAGGAATGGACGACAAATATGATTCCCAATACAGCTAATGACGAAGTAGGAGATTATACTCTTTTTAACAACGCTTCAAAAGAAGTTGTAACACATCCAATTACAGGTAAGCAAGTTACAGCGATAAGGTTGGATTATGTTGCAGGTAATTATGAAATGGCATATGGCGCCGCTGCTTTAAATTTATCAATTAACACTGATTATACTTTGTCATATGATGCATGGATTGTCGGTGCTGGTTCGGCAACTCTATATCAGGATTTATCTCCTGATACATTACCGCAAAACGATAAAACAATAAGTTCAATATGTGCTCGGTATACCGCTTTATATAATAGCAGCAGTGTGGATATGAATTCTTGTGTTTTACGATTCTGGAATTCCGGTGCTCCGGCTGGAAGTATAATATATATTACAAATATACAGCTCGAGCAAAAAGCCTATGCAACTTCATGGATAAAAGGTGGAACTACTCGCATCGACGAAACCCTGACGATACCGACAGCAGGAATATGGAATCGCGGAAATTGGACGATTGAAATGATTTATGAACCAATGTCTGTGACGAATGCAGGGAATACAATAAAAGGTTTATTTTTTTGTTATATTGATGCAAGTAATTTTTGCCAATTTTTTACGGGATGGGGTGGCGAATGGATTATACAAATAAAATCTGGTGGAACAGAATACTCTTTTACCGCCGGCTTTGCTGCATCCATCAATGTTAAGTATCAGGTTGCTGTTACTGGAGATAGTTCTACGATGCGACTATTTGTCAATGGGGTTCAATTTGGTTCCGTTGCCTACGTGGAGCCAGTTGGTGTACTTCCTGCAAACATTTACATAGGTTCCTTAGGTGGTAATTATCGAGCCAACGGCCTCATCGACGACCTGCGCATCTCCAACATAGCACGGGACGGGGCGGAAATACTGGACAGCTACAACACCGGCGCAGCCCTGCCGATAGACGCCCACACGACGGCGAAGATGGCACTTGACGGGACACTGGAGATATATGCAAGGCCGGTTATCTTCGCCGGCACGATAGAAGCGCCGGAACAAATTGAAACCGATCCGGGCTATCTCTACTATCCCATTACCGCCGTCGATTATAACCAGCTCGCAGACAAGCGCCTGTACGCAGCTTCGCACGAAAGCACACTGGCCGGAAACATTGTGTCTGCCATAATCTCTGCGAAGCTCTCAGAGGAAGGCGTCACTGCTGGCAGTATTGAAGACGGTCCGGTGATAACGAAGGCAAATTTCAATTATAAAAAATGCTCCGAATCCCTGAATTACCTCAAGGATGTCACCGGCATGAACTGGAATATCGACTTCGATAAGCAGCTGAATTTTTTCAGCAACTCGACCAATCTCGCGCCCTGGATACTGAACGATACAGTCCAGCACGAGCATTTCAGGGTGAAGAAAAACAGGAGCCAGTACCGTAACCGCCAGTACGTACGCGCGGGCACGGGCAAAACCACAACGCAGTCGCTTGAAAAGCCTTCGCCTGCTCCGGACGGATCATCCAGGAGCTTTATCGTTCGTTTCCCTGTAGCTGAAAGACCTGTTGTTTATATTACTGAATCAGACTATGATTCATATACAAAAATCATGATGCATATGGATGGTTTTGATGGTTCAAATATTTTTACTGATGAAATCGGAAAAACATGGACTGCTTATAGTGATGCTCAAATAGATACGGCACAAAAAAAATTTGGTATTGCTTCAGTATTATTTGATGGTACAAACGATTACATTGATACTCCTGATAGTTCTGATTTTTATATAGGCAGTGATGAATTTACGATTGATTTTTGGGTTAAGAGAGATTTATACATTGGAACAACAACTCAAGGTATATTTGGACAAAACGATAGTGTTATGACTGATGCAAATTTATCTATATACTCATTTTTTGCCACCAATAATTACTTATATGTAGAACTAGGGTACGATGGCGGTATGTATGAAACCCGTACAACTGGAACAATTACTGATTCGAATTGGCACCATATAGCATTAATCCGAAGCGGAAATACGTTCACTATATATGTTGATGGAATAGCCGATGGGACTAGGGATTTAACAGGTAAAAGCCTTCATGATTCACCAAATAAGTTTGCTATTGGGAGAAATGGTGAATATGATGCTAGTTATTTTAGCGGATGGATAGACGAATTCAGATTTTCTAACGGTATAGCTCGTTGGACCGCAAATTTTACTGTGCCAACATCTGCATATATTCGTTCAGATTACACCAGTGCTATTTTATCAGCAAATGTCGGTATAAACGGACTTGATACAAATAAATCCTGGTACTATTCTTATGATAGCAATATAATCACACAGGACAGTGGAGAGGCTATTTTAACTGCCGGTTCAACGCTTGAAATTACATATACTGGGCTATACCCGATCATAATGCTTATAGATGATCCTGCGCAGATAGCAGCAAGGGCAGCGGTGGAAATCGGAACGTCAGGCATATACGAAAATTTTTGTACCGAAAAATCTATAAACGAAAATAGCCAGGCAACAGAATATACGGAAGGGCTGCTTTTAAGATACGGCATAATTCCATCAGCAATAACGTTTGACACTGAGGTCTCTGGCCTACGCGCCGGGCAGTTGCTTCCCATACAGAAGACCTTATTTGGCATCAACGCAAGCTATCTGATCGAGTCTGTGGATATCTCTGCTGCGGATGCAGGAAAAATTAATTACTCAGTGCGTTGCCTGGATGGTTCCGCACTTGGTGGATGGGAAACATTTTTCAGGGATTTGCTGAAGGCTGGCCAGGAATATATTATCCAGGAGAACGAAGTTATTATATTATTGAGCACTACAACGGAAAAAGAAAATTGGGGATCATCGACAACAATAACTATAAACGGAGTGGAAACGGAGATTTTATATGACTAATGAAAAAACTTTTTGGGACGGTGTTTTTGAAATCAGCGTTAAAAACAAGATCACCGGCGAAGTCAAAAAAGAAGAAGTTCACAACCGGATCATGAATGCATCCCTCCAGGAGCTTGTCAATCCATTGATTGGTACTGCTGCAAATCTCGAGATAAAATACCTTGCGGTTGGCACCGGCACGACAGCGGTAACAGACAATGACGCAGCTCTGGCCACAGAAATATTCCGCACCCCGGACACTTCTCTCTCCGCCAATGCCACAGGCCAGGTTACAAGCGAGTTTGTTGTACTTGATTCCGAAGCAGTGGCCACAATCGAGGAGATCGGCATATTCGGCGGGACATCGGCCACACTTACGGCGAATGTGGGAATCTGCATCAGCCGCATACTCTGGCATCATGTAAAGACAAACGCTGAGGAAATCACATTCAGGAGAATCGATACTTTAACTAGGGGATAAAAGCACATCAATACGGGAGGTGTCAAATGGTACAGACTATCATCACAATAGCGGCGGTAATCAGTTCCTTGTTAGTTATCGGAGGAATCATACTGGGGTTCTATAAGATTATCAAGCGATTTGAAGGGTTAGAAGAATCAACAAAGTGCCGTAAAGAGGAAAGCGGCATATTACTTAAGTCCACAGTGGCGATATTGGATGGGCTAATACAGATGAATTGCAATGGCCCTGTGACGTTGGCAAAAAATGAATTACAAGAATACTTATTCAAGCGGGGTGATTAAAATGAGCAAGAATTTAAACGATCTGCATCCATACCTGAAGTACCTTCATGATATAGTCACACAAAAATGGAAAGCTGCAGGCCTACATCCTACGGACACAAGCTATGGCCGAACCATGCAGGAACAGGCGGATATATACGCAAGTGGTAGGACTAAAAAGGGGCCCATACTGAGTTACACAAAGGCTGGCCACTCCATGCACAACTACGGGTTGGCGTGGGACACATCCTTCCCGACAGACGCAGAATATCGCAAAGCGGCAGCCATAGCAAAAAAAGAAGGACTGACCTGGGGCGGGGAGTTTAAGCTGCTAAGCGGTAAGCCGTTTGTGGACCGTCCGCATTTCCAGTGGACAGGCGGGTTAACGACCAAGGACTTGATCGCAGGCAAACGCCCTGCTAATCCCCTGCCAATAATGGATTTTCAGCAAATAACTGGGCTTGATGTGGATGGAATTATTGGTCCTAAAACCATAGCCAAAGCAATAGAAATTCAAAAAATAATTAATATAATTTTAAAGAAAGGATAGGGTGATCGTCATGGATTGGAAGAAAAAACTTGGCAGCCGTAAGTTTTGGGCCCTGCTTGCTGCATTGATTGGCGCGGTGTTGATATTCTTCAACTACGACCAGGCAAGCATAGAGAAAATTGTCGCCTTGATAGGCGCATTCGGTTCGGTGATAGTCTACATACTTGTCGAAGGCAATGTGGATTCAAAAGCAGTACAAAAGTGACAAAAGCCCTCTGGCGACAGGGGGCTAATTTTTATAAGATTTTTGCTCTGCTTTCTCTTTTTCTTCCTTATCTGATTTATATAAGATATAACCTATTGCAAAAAATGTTATAGATAAAATAGCTCCCATTACAATACCGAGCTTGTCCATGTTATTAGCAGCAATAATGGCTAATGCAGCAAAATATCCTGCTACCCACATTATTAGCATCGTTATAAATGTTCCTTCTTCGATAAAATTGCAAAGTAATTCAAATTGTTTTTTAACTATTACCAATATATTATTTTTCATACATACACCTCCAATCATTTCTATAATATAACACAAATTAACAAATTGCAAGACATTTACATATATTCTAGTACTTTATACCTACATCGGCATAGGACTTCCAGCTCATTGTAATCAAAATTTTATAGGGATACAATATAATCACGGGTTTACATAACGTGTCACATAATGTCGAATAATGTCTTAACGTATTTGCATGGAGGATGATTCAATGTCAAATAGTAAAATTCGGCACACCAATCAACCAATTCAAACCGACACCGTAAGGCTCGACAAAATTCAATCCGACCTGCTGAACGAATACTGCGATAAGCATGACGTATCAGTAAAACAGGCGATTGATCAAGCGTTAAAATTTCTGTTATTCATCATGGATCACTGATGACCGGGAATAAATAGTAAGGGAGAATGAACAATGAGATTCGCAAAATGTTTTGGTGAACTTATTGAAAAAAGAATTGAATCTACTAATGATGAAATTGCAAAAACAGAATGGTACAATATTCTCCAGGATAAATTGATAGAAATTCAAAACAGATCTCTTGAAAATAAAAAAGTTTTATCTGAGTATAATCCAATCAGTGAAGAAATTTTCAGAGAAACAGCAAAGGCAATTTACCGCCAAGCTTTCCATGATGGCGTAGAAGCTGCAGTAATCATGGCACCTATTTTGGCACCTAAGTGATAATTCACATTTGAAAGATATCCTATTCAGGATAAAACAAAATATAACTAAAATATATCAAGACTTAAAACACACAAATAACAATAATCCTACAAACACAGTAAAATAGCGACTTCCCAGTCGGGATAAAAAATACCGCGCACAGGACTTAAAATCCTGCGGTGGCAACATCATACGGGTTCAATTCCCGTCTTCGGCACCAATGGTTTCAGGGTTTTCTCTGAAACTCTTTTTTATGCCTTGGCACCTGTTTTGGCACCTAGTTTGCTTTTCTTCTTCTTGAGAACATTATTGAGCTTGTCCGCACTCTTTTTATCCATTTCCTTTAAGATATGTTGGTATTTTTTAAGCATAGCCGCTGTTGAATGACCAGTTCTTTCCATTGCTTCCCTTTCAGATACCCCATGCTTTAACATCATTGTTCCGTTAAAATGCCTCATATCATGCAAGCGGATATGTGGAAGACTGTTCTTGTTAAGAAAGTCATTAAACGCACTGCTTACGCTTCCAGGATGATATTCTTTCCCGTCACGCCTAACATAAAGCTTACCTATTCCTCTAAGACGTTTCAGAGCTGGCATGATCGCACTGGGAATAATAAATGTTCTGGTACTCTTTTTTGATTTTGGTGCCTTCTCTATTGTACCCTCGCTTTGTGTAGGCACACGATTTTTATATACTCTGATGATATTGTTATCAAAGTCAATATCTTCCCAGCAAAGGCCAAGAAGTTCCCCTCGCCTTAATCCACACATGCCGGCTATCAGTATTATTGCTTCTAGCTTATGTCCTTCCATCTTTTCTAGTAATTCAGCAAACTGTTCTTCTGTGTATATAGTAGGTTCATATTCTTCAGGAGTAGGAGCATCCACACCGTCACATGGATTTTTCGATAATTTGTTGTCGCCTACGGCTTTTTTAAATGCCCGATGAAGTATTCGATGTATTTGCAAAAGTGTTTTTTCGGAATATCCGATTTTCCCCTTGCCTCTTTTGTTTTCATTGCCGTCTTTATTTATACTCCTATCTTCTTTACGCAATATATTATAGAGGTTTTCAATATGCATCGGTAATAATTGGGAGAGTAACACCTTCCCGATATGTGGGTTAATATGCTGCTCCGCATACCTTTTATATCCCTCAAGCGTGGTAATTGCAAGTTTGGTACAGTATATTTCAAAATAACGTTCCAGCCATCCATTTACAGTCATTGTATCTACACTGGATAGGTCGCCTTCTCTTAATCTTTTCAGAAGCGCATCCAATTTTCTTTTTACTTCCTGTTTCCCTTTGTTTCCGGACAATGTGCTTGTCAAAAACTTGGGTTTCCTATGTTCACCAGTGAGAGGATCAGGATGAAAATCTATCCTTGCCACCCATTGACCGTCATCTTCATTAAGTTCTATTCCTTTTTTCTTTTTGCCATCGCCACGCTGGTATAACGTATATCGAAAATTATCCATTGCCCTTTTCCTTTCCTCTCACATACATAGCAAAACTAAATAATTCCTTTTTACCTTCATCTGATAAACTACTATATATTTCCGCAAGAGCATTTGTTGTACTATCGCGGTATTTATACACATTTTCACCAGCCAGCCATCTGAGATCAAGATTGTATCTTTCTGCAATTTCTATTGCAAGTTCAATTGGAAGAGGTCTTTCTTCTTTTTTATTGGCTCCGGTATAGCGATACACAGAACTCATATGGATACCGAACGCTTTTGCAAATTCCTCTGCGGACATATTGAGCGAATCAATAAATTCCTTTAACCTGTTCAACTTCGTACCCTCCATGACCTGTTTTTATTTTATTACTTGCAATTATAAACTATTTTCATTTATTAGTAAATAAAAATATTCCCGAATAGGAATAAAATCTCTTGACAAGAATAAGGCAATGGTTTACACTTTAATTATTCCCAATTAGGATAAATTTTATACATAACGAAGGAGGGTTTTTATGAGTAAACCGAAAACCAAGCCACATGAAAGAGTAAGAGCGGCTATGGAAATAGTGGGTTACAACAATTACGAAAGCCTTGCAAATGCTATCGGCATGTCAATTTCAGCATTTACAGCTAAGATAAACGGGAAAAGATCGTTCACTTTACCGGAATGCAATTTGATTGCGAATGTATTAAAAACAGATCTTAATGCTATTTTTTTTACTCCTATTTCTCCCAAACGGGATAAAAAGAACTAATCCAAGCAAGCCTGACTTTTTAGAAAGGAGAAACGCCATGAACGATAAAAAAAATACTGCTCGGAAAATATCAGTTTCCAAGCAGCAAAGCCAAACCAGAATAGAAGCTAATAATTCAGCAAGAAGAAATGGACTTCTTACGGCTTCTGATTTTTCAAAGATTCAGCAAACTGCTTCTGCAATTCATCCGCAGTCTGTTGAACAACAGTGATTACATAAAGCTGGAATCTGCGCATCATGTCGGTCATAACACTATTGGTATATATGTCGCTATCCGACAGTTTATCACCGAACTGAGACTGAGTAGCTTTAAGTATTTCAGCGAACTGATCAGCAGGAACTATTTTTTCTACATGTTTAAAAGCATTTTCGCTGATTTGAGCAACGTCGATTCGATTCATGGGAACATTCACCTCCCTTCGACACAATTCTATCAGATACGGGAGGAAGGAACAATCCAAGCAAGCCTAACCCATTTTATTGAGAAAGGAGGATGAACCTGATGAAAGATACTGAAAAAAACATGAAAATGGCTAAAGAAGTTATAGACATTCTAGCGGAAAACAACTGTACTGTATCGGAAGCTCTGGAAATATTGGATTACGTAACACGACAGATACCACAGGGGTCGCTGGTTAAAAGTACAAAAAATTGCATGCCCGAAAAATAGTTTAGTTAAATATTAATGTTTCCGCGCGTTTCATAAATACTAGGCTCTTGGTTATCTTCGATAAATTGTAAAGCTGTTTTATATGCGGAAAATACTTGTGCGGCAAGTTCTTCCGCTGAACAGCCAGGGGTTGATTTTTCAGCAACGATTAAGGCCAGTTTTTCAATAATATCTTGTTTCAAAACATCACTCCTTTTATCGGGCATGCAAAATGATTTTATCACAGAAGTTTTATTTTGGAAATTAAATTACGAAAGAGAGACCTCCAATAACAATCCAAGCAAGCCTAATCTTGAAGAAAGGAGGACAAGCATCATGACAACGAGAGCTAAAGTAGAAGCAGCGAGAGACAGTATCTTGTCACCCAACGGCCACAAGGTTGCGTGGTCGGAAGACGGCAAAAGATGTGTTGAAATCGGCGCTGAGGTTGCAGAGTTTATGCTCGACAAAAAAATAAGCGCCTTGGACGCAAAATACATCTTAAGACGCGCAGGTGAAATTATTGAAAAAGTAACTATCGACTAAAGTTTTGTGCCGTAGTCGGGCATGTCCCCTGTGTAACGAGCAATATTGTACAAGGCACATCCGCCGCTGTCATGCTCGCGGATATAATACCAGGCACATTTTGGA